ACATATAAATTAAATGATGATGTTGTTCAAGGTTACCAATATGTGGCTACCTTAGATAGTAGAACTAGTTTAATTTGTGCTAGGTTAGATGGTAAAGTTTATTCATTAGATAATAAAAATGCACCACAACCACCACAACATTTTAATTGTAGATCAACAACTATACCTGTTATTAAAAGTGCTAATCAATTATTAAATACAGAAAATAATAGATTACAAAAACGAAAAATTGCTGGATTATCTGATAGTCGTCGTGCCTCTATCAATGGTCAAGTACCGGCTAAAACTACATATGAAGAATGGTTAAAAGACCAACCAAATGAAGTTAAGCTGGCTGTATTAGGAAATCAAAAAAGAGTTACCTTGTTTAATTCTGGAAAAGTTAAATTTTCTCAATTTTCTAATAAAGATGGTAAATTAATTTCGTTGAAACAATTAGAAGAATTATCAAATTAATCTTTTGTTTTAAATTAAAATATAACTAAGGCCGTGTCCAAAGGAAAAATAATGTCAGAAAACATTGAAAATACACAAGTTGAAGAAACAAAAACTGAAGAAACTAAACAACCAGATATAAAACAAATGGTTGATGAAGAAGTTTCTAAAGCTATAAAAAATATAAAAGTAAATTTAGACAATGCATATAAAGAGCGAGATGAAGCTATTAGTCAAATAGAAAAAATTAAAGAAGAGAAAAGACAAGCTGAAATTTCTAGCCTTGAACAACAAGGTAAACATGCTGAAGCTATGCAAATGAAACTAAATGAGGTTAACCAAAGACTTCAACAATACGAACAAAAGAACACAGAATTAAGTAGAGATAATGCCGTGCGTACTCAGCTTAATGCTTTAAACTTTAAATCTGAAAAAGCAGCTAATATGGCTTATTCAGATATTGTAAACAGTTTAAAGAAAGACGCTACAGGAAATTGGGTGCATGAAAGTGGTCTAAGTATAAGTGAGACAGTGTCTAATTATGCTAAAGATGAAAATAATGCATTTTTATTTTCTGTTAAAGCAAATATGGGTACTGGAATTAATCCAGCTAAACCCAGCACAGGAACCAATCCTGTCACATCTATAAAAGATATGTCAACCGATGAATTGCTTAATGCTGTTGCAAAAGGGCAAATTAAAGTTGACGGAGACTGGTCTGAATAGACTGATCTTTTATAATAATAACCGCACAAATGTGCATTAAATAATAAAAGGAAAAAATATAATGGCTGTAATAAGTTCAAACTTTAATAACATTGCTAAGGCTATTTCTGCTTACGAACAAGCTGAAAGAGCTGATGCTGCGTTATTAACATCAACTGCATTAGTTGGTTCTGACGCTAGAATCAATGACTCAGGTGAAAATTACACTGGTACTTTAAGATGGTTAGATTTTTCTGACCCTACTACTTATCATAAGCAAAATGAAACTGCTGCTGATAAAGATATTAATGAAATGTCAGTGTCAAACAAATCAGCAGTATACATCAAAAATATTGATCATATTGCTGCACAAGAATTATCAATTCAAAAATTAATCTCAAAAGTTGATGGTTTATCATACTTAGGTTCTCAATTTGCTTCAGTTAGAGCAAGAAGAGAAGATCTACAATTAAGATCTATCCTAAATGGTGTTGCTGACAAAATTTGGGGCGCAACTACAATTGGTACTTCTGATGCTGCTGCAAAAGTTGGTACTTTTGGTTTTTACACTGGTTCAGATGCTAGTGATGATCCAAATCCACTATTTGTTAATTCTACTGGTGCTAGCCAATCAAGAAGTACTTTCTTTGATACTTTATTAGATGCTATCACTGAAGTTAAAGGTGAATTTGAAGAGCCTTTCTATTACTTAGTAGTAGACACTGCAACTTACAACATTATGAGAAAAGAAAACGTTCTTGATGTTGCTCCAGTTGTAGACGGTAACTTCAATTTCTCTACTATTCTTGGTGGAAAAATTAGACTTGTTATTAATAACCAATCATTAACTGCAAACATGCCTGCAGGTTTAAAAGTTTCTTACTTAGCAAAAGCTGGGTCTGTACATTACAGTGATATTGCACAGGTTAATCCAACTGCAATTGAAAGAGATGAACTAGCTGGTAATGGTGGTGGTCTTGTGACTGTTTTATCTAGATGGGGTAATATCATGCATCCGAAAGGATTCTCATGGGCTGGATCTGCAACTGCATATCCTTCAAATACTGACCTTGCTCTAGGTACAAACTGGACAGTTCATGCTACAAACGTTAACCAAATTGGTTTATTCCCAATTTATCACGGTTAATATTATAACTATTAGATACGGAGAAAAATAATGGCTTTACAAAAAGGAATCAATTCATTTGTAACTATTATAGAAGCTGAACAATACTTTTATGATAGGCTAAACCAAACTGCTTGGGATAGTGCTACAGATGAAACTGTTGAACGAGCTTTAGTAACAGCCACAGGAATTCTCAATGACTTGGATTGGGGTGGTACGGCTGAGCCTACTGCCTCATATCCTTTATCATGGCCTAGAGACATTACTTACTGGAATAATAAATCTGGTGGTTATGAAACTTTAGAAGATGATAGAGATGATACTTCTGAGTTTATGGGAACTATTCCTGAAGATATCAAAAAAGCGACCTATGAGCTTGCTTTACACTTGATCAAAAATATGAGCACAATAGAGGATCAATCATCTGGTTCACCTAGATTGAAAGATTTATCTGTTGGTTCTATTTCTTTAACTTTTGATTTAGGATCTGGATTAAGTAATTTTAAACAATTACCTGATTCAATTCAAAGATTAATTGCTAAATATGAAGATCCAGCTAATAAAAGCTCAAATAGGGGAGTTAAAGTTAGTGGAGGTGCCTAATGGGTTACCATAAACTAATTCAAGATAATGTAAAAATGGCATTTGATACTATAGGTGATATTGGTGAAGATATAACTTTTACAAATAAAAATGTAACTGCTTATGACTTTGCTACACAATCTGTTACTAGTTCTACTGATACATCAATTACTGTTAAAGCTGTAATTGAAAATCAATTTAGAACTAATGATGATAAACCTAGGTTAGAATGTAATTTAATGATTGACTCGGCTAATTTAGATTCTAAGCTTATTGATAATTACGATAATATTGTAATGAGAGGTAAGACTTGGAAAATAAATAAGTTTGAAGATAACAATTATATTATTAATTTAACTGTTGGAAGGGAAACATAATGGCTACAATATCACAATTATTGACAGCTGTTGAAGGTTTGTTTGCCTCTAGCGCTTGGACATCAAATAATGTAAAAGCTTTTCCTGCGAATTATCAAGGGGAAATTAATGCTGATGAATGGATACGGGTTTCTGTATTACCATTTTCTTCAGAATTAGCTTATAAAGATGTAATAGCAAACGGTCAAATTGTATGTCAAATATTTGTTCCAGCTGGAGCAGGTATGAAACGTGCATATGAAATTGCTGATATGTTAAAAACATTATTAGATCAAGAAGTAATCTCTGGATATCTACAAACAACTAATAGCTTTATAACAAACATTGGAATTGACACAAAAGATTCAGGTTTATTTAACGTGAATTATACGGTCAATTTCAGATCAATTTAACCAAAAATAATATAAAGGAATAACAAAAAATGGCTCTAATTTCAAATATAGGTGCTGGTATTTTCACTAAATTAAAATACAAAGCTGATAGTAGCTACACATTACCAACAAATGACTCTGAACACCAGGCGTTTATAACTCCTAGTACAGGTGATTTTGATGGTGCAACTGAAGTTACTAACATCAGAGAATTTCCTTCATTTGGTAAACCCGCTAACATTGTTAACGTACCAAATTATGGACAATCTGTAAGTTCACAGATCCAAGGACAAGCTGATGCTCCAACATTGGAATTTACTTTGAATTATGTACCTTCTGTACATGATACTATTCAAGGTTTAGTTCAAGATGGAAACACATATGTATTTCAACTAGATGTTAAAAACGCATCTACAGGTGATAATGCTGCATTTTATGTAAAAGGACAAGTCGCTTCTTTTGAAGTATCTCCAAATTTGACTGATTCTAATCAGGCAACTTTGACTTTAAGTACTTCAACTGACTATACTGGTCCGTTTGCTGACGCATAATAAAATTTTTAGGCTGGGCTTAAATGCCCAGCTTAATTAAATTGTATAGGATAAAAATCATGGATAAACCATTTAATAAATATTATGTATTAAGAATAACTTCTTTGCATATAAAAAAATCTATAGATACATCCATAAGAAAAACTTATGATAGATTAAAAGATGTAGAGGATAAACAACAAGTCTTTGAAACATTAGACGTTTTACATAAAATTAGAAAAATGATGGAAGACTTTGAATCGAATAATAAACATTTATATCAAAAACCTTTAGGGGAAATAAATAATGAAACATATAAAAATAATACAAATAACGAAGAAAGTACCATTTCTGGAACAGGAAGTGGAGATCAAACAACTGACAGTTAAGGGTATAAAGGATTTACAAAAAGCATTGGATGTAAATAAAACTGAAGATGTTACCGGTTTAAAAACCTTAAGCGCTATATTTACACAAACTGTTGTAGGTGCTGAAAATATGAAAGAATCTGAATTTGAAGATTTTCCTATTCAAGCATTAACTCAATTGTCTCAAGAAATTCTTGAATATAACGGATTAGCCGCTAAAGATGACAAAGGTGGTGAATTGGGGAAGAAGAATTAGCAGAATATGAAATAGCTCATCAATTAGGTGTTACATTAGATACTATTTATAATATGTCCAGTAAAGAATATATGGGTTGGATAAAATATTTTAATGAAAGACCTTATGGTTGGCGAGAAGATCATAGAACTGCTATATTAGCTCAAACCACATACCAAGGTACTAAACCACTTAAGGTAAATGATTTATTCCCTTCATTGAAAATAATGAGGGAAAGTAATACTCAAAAAGATTTAAAGTTAGAAGCTGGTTTTAATAAATTAAAAAGCTTAGCTAAAAAATCTAAACAATAATAGTAGGGCGGTGAAAACTGCCCACTTGAAAGGCAATTATGAGAGATACTAAAACATTAATTCAGTATAGTAATGTTGCTAAAAAGAATTCAAAAGAAAAAGAATTATTTAGAAACCTTAAAAAAGAAGTAAATATTGGTGCCAATGGTACACAAAGATATGTTATTAAAAAGGGGATAAATAAAGGTAAATTAATATAATGGCAATAACTACTATTGGTCTAAAAACTGCTGCTAAAGATCTTGAAAAAGATGTTAATAAAGCAATTGAACAGGAATTTAGATCAAGAGCATTAAAAGCTTTTGCTGATGTAAAATTAACAACTCCAGTTGATACTGGTCAAGCCAGAAATAGCTGGTATATTGGGTACACTGA